GATACCGTTATCTGCCCTCGGTACACTCGCCGATAATTCACCCGTACTCGGCTTGTAAAGAAGCTTGGCGTTCGATGTGAACAGGTTCTCAGCAATGCCCGAAGTTGCCCCGGCAAAAACAGGATATAGATTGCTGGCGGTTGCTGTGTCATTCGACAACGTAGAACCACCAATGGATTTCCACGCAGGCGACGAGCCACTGTAGCCTTCAAATGCATTGGTGGTCGTGTTGTACCGGATCATGCCTGTTACAGAGGTGCCCGGCTGTTGGCCCGTTGTACCTTTCGGCACAATAATGGCATCCGTACTGCCACCAATATCTAACTGCGCTGCAGGGGTAGTCGTTGCAATGCCGACTAAGCCAGCGGCGTTGATGACAAACGGCGTTGAATCCGGATTGGCCGCATCCTCTACCAAAAGCGCGTTGCCTGACCCCGTCTGCGTTACCCGTAAAGCCGTTGTAGAACCACTCGCGGTAATGACAGCTTCACCAGAAACCGTTAGCTTATTAGTAGGTACCGTGATACCAATACCCACATTACCTGACGCATCCACCACAAATGGCGACGAATCGGGATTGGCATTGTCCTCTACAAGGATCGAGTCGCCAGAGCCTAACTGAGTTACACGTAATGCAGGCGTAGACGAGTTGGCAGAAACAATCAAACTGCCACTAAACGCGGTCAAAGACGATGCGACGTTTGTGCCATCCGCAAACACCATCGTTGTGGTACCCGCGAGAACAGTAACGCCCGTGCCTGCCGCTGTTGTATTACCGATGACCGTGGAACAATAAATCGTCGCGTCATACGCGCTCGAGTTACGAACAACATAAAACTTTTCTGCAGGCGGAATGTAAACATTAAACGCCGCAGTAGTTGTTGTCGTTAAATTGAGGGTCATGTTGCGGGACTGATCCGCCCCACCATCTACCGCCGTCAACGCTTGGTTGGCTGAAGTAACACTAACTGACACATACCCTGAGATGGCATCTTCAATCAACGTGCCAAGGTTGGTATTGGTCGTCGTACCCCATGTGCCCGATTGTTCCCCCGTACCAATTAACTCAATACGAAGATTCGGTGAATATGTACTAGGCATCGTCCGTTCCTTACATGCTTGTATCTACTTCATGCCACGCCGAAGTCTGCGTATTTGCAACATCCGACCAGCTCGATCCCTGCGCGTTATTTATGTCCTGCCATACAGAGGTCTGTGTGTTCGTCACGTCCCCCCAAACCGCTGCTTGTGAATTATTAACATTTTGCCAGTCTGAGATCTGGCTGTCATCCACAGGCTCCCAAAGGAGCCGACGCGTTACCGCATCTTGTGCCGTGGCGGATTCCAAAATGGAGACGAGGAACGCGGCCGAGGCACTGGAAACAGCTTGCCCAGTTACTAACTCTTGTATAGACGCTAAGAACTGCGCCTGCGCGGAAACCGCGACCGATCCTGTAACAGACTCGGAGACAGCACCATTCAGTTCTACCTGCCCTGAAACACTATCCTGTCCCGAACTTGACTCTACTACCGATGCCCCATATTCAACAAGAGCATTTACCGCATCCGAAGCATCTGCCTCTTCTGCGACCAACGAATAATACACCGCGCCACTGCTTACAACCTCTGATGTCGTAGCACTTTCTGCCACCGTCACCGCAAATGCCGCCTGTGCCGCGCACTGTTCCGAGCCAGCTACGCTTTCCGAAACATTGCAAGCAAAATTCACAAGGGCGCTTACCTGCTCCGAACCCTGAGCCTGCTCCGCTACCGCACAACCAAATTGAACCTGTGCCGCCGTTGTTTCAGATCCAGTTGCAGACTCACTAACTGCAGCGCCGTATACCACCTGTCCTGCCACCGCCTCCGAAGCTGTTGCTGTTTCGGAAACAGCCGAAGCGTAAACAACATTCGAGCTTGGGGTATCTAGAGCCGACGCGGTATCAGAGGCTGTGCGGTCATATACTGAACACCCCCAGCCTGCTTGTCCCCACGTACCACTGCTCCATCCACCCTCGGGCACACCTTACCCCGCCGTCAGTTGGTCTTCCTCAAACCACCGCTCTTGCTGTATCCCTTCTGCGTCTGTCCATGCGATTAAATAGGAAATTACCCCGTCCTCATTCATCCGCATTGCAGCTACTGGACCAGATGGAACAGCTACTTTTAGTGATACCACGTCCCCTTTTTTAAACGCTGCCATGGTCTTCTCCTTATGCTGCATCAAGGCTGAATGTGTACGTCACATTCAACACATCGCCGGAAACCACTGCACGATCCCCCGGAGATTGGAAATCAGAGGCGGAAAACAACACCCCCGATGTGCCTGTCGCTACATTCGTCAAAAAGGCCCCCGCAATCGTAGTCGTGCCATTCATCGTGAACTGCGAAGGCGACGCGCTGTTGGTAATGACCGAGGGGTCTGCGGTAGTTGCCGCGCCAAAAGTCACCGCCTTACGGTTGCCTACGTAATTCGTATCTTCCGTCCAGCCAATATGGGAGGCAAGCGTATCGCCCGCAGCAAACGAGGTGCCAGAGGCGGGGCCCTGAACCAAACCGAGATACCAAGCAGCAGTGTAGCCCGAGCCGCTAAAGTACTTGTCGTTCATGTCCTTTAAGCCCTGATTAACCACCAGATTTGGGAACTCCTCTGCCCATTTCAGGTTGCCCTGCTGGTCAAAACACTCCATTCGAAAGACTCCGCCTGCTGTCGCCTTTGAGCGAACACTTGCTTGTCTCTCAACGACACAGGACACCGTGTCCTCTGCATGTGATTTTTCGATCTGCATAATGCCCTCTACACTAGTTTGATCAAAGCAAAGGTTGGGTTATCCGCCGGAAGGTCCAACACAAAATTCTCATTGACCGTTGTTTGGTTCATCCCAAAATTCAATACAAACATCGCCTTATTGGCTTTGCTGCTGTTATAAATCAATGCCCCAGCCGTTGTAAACGAAGTCCCCGCCCATGTAGGATTGTCAAAGCTTACGTAAGCAATCCCATTGCCTTGGTTCACCGTCACGTTCGCCAGCGTCAGCCCCCCTGCTGTATACCCCGTCCCAGATACCTCATTGGTCGTTGAATATACGGTGGTATCCGGACCTAACGTGGCCAAACTCGTGTACAAGGCAATCTTTAATACATCCGTATCAAGATCATGTTCGCCCAGCAATAGCTGTCGCTTAAAACTTGTTGTCCATGTTTGCGTGATTGCCATTAGCGCACCGGATACTTGACTTGACCATCACGATACGTATCGCCGCGCTGCTTACCATCACCAAGCTGCTTCAACAGCGATAACGCTTCCTTGTACTTCGCGTCATATAGCGTCATCAAGTCCTGCTCACCTTTCATAAAGGTGTATGCCTCTACCAGACTTCCATACAACAACGCTGAATCAAAATTGTCACCCAACCAAGTATTGTCCGCCGTCACTATCGACTCCGGATAATAGTAATAATGCAGTTCTACATCATACGACTGATCTGGCGTAGGACCTAAAATCAATGACAATTCGGTGTTCAAATTGATTAGTGGTCCAAAAATAGCGTAATACTTGGGAATTGCTTGATACGACCCGGATGGAAACACCTCACGAATGAAGTTCACATCCTTGTTTAACAAGTACACATAGTCATTATCGTCATTGATAACGGCTAACGAGTACACCGACAGAAAATCACTTGGGGTAGTCAAATACTTGTTACCCGCCGTCAGGTTACCTTCCACATTCTTACGAAGGTTAGCCAACTGAACGGTGTTGTAAATGCGCTGCTCAGCCTGACGAACAATTGTCTCAAGCTGGACCGAAGAAAACTCGTTCTCCGTGTAATCCTGAATAGCGTAGGTCAACTCTGCATAATTCATGATATGACCACCGTTACATTGTTCAAAACACCCGCTGCCGTTAATGGCTTTGCTACTGGAGCAGGTTGCATCCCTATTGATGCAATTGTGGAATCCCCACCCTGCCAAACTGATACTCGCACCGTAGAAACCACATCTGGGCGAGGCTCATACACAGCAATCGGCTCATTAATCCCACGTTTTGGCTCAAGCTGCGGATGCTTTGGTTCATAGCACTCCTGACAAACCTTGAACCCCGTCCATTCCTTCTTCAGTTCATTCAGCTTGAACCGCTGACCGCACTGATCACATATAGCTAACGAGTATTTGCCTGTTGCATACCCCGCCATATCAATATCCTACGTCAGGCGTTAAATACACACTAGCAATATCTCGATCTTCCTGTGCCGCACGAGCAAATTCTTCCTCGTACAGTTGCTTCAATACCACCGTACGCTCAGGCGCTTTTTTCAACGACAAGTAATAGGCTAATCCTGCTGCTAAGCAAGGCAAAAATCGAAAAACTATATCTGCAGTGTTGGTGTATTCGCCCACATCTTGAATACGACGAACAGCGTAATACCGGAAGATGTACGGCTCTGAGTTATCTGGAGCCGGATAAACAAAAAGCTTTGGGCTACTTGTACGTTGAACGTAATATTGCGCAGGACGCGCTTGCGTATTCTTGTCAGGTAAATGCAGGTATTCGTTCTGGCTAATGCGGTCAATCGTAATGTCTTGCTGCGTTTGACCAGAACCCGTACGAATTACCGCAGATAAGACATTAACGGTGTCCGAAGGCAGCGTATATTCCGCCTGCCCAAACACCATAGACACCTGACGCTGCTCAATCGTCCACAGATTAAGCCCACGGTTCGCCCACTCCAGAAACAACAAATTCAAAGACCGACGAGCGGTCTTCATATCGTAGCCATCACGGTTCTCTAGCCCGCAACGCTCATACGCCTCTTCAATTAGATCATCAAACTCTAAATTGAAGGTGGTTGTTCCGGAGGTTGCCATTTAGCATCCCTTTTTCTTCGCCAT